TCGGCAGCGGCCAAATTGCCGGTGTTTAGGGAAGCCATGGGGTTGTCTTCAATTCGTAGGCCCTTTCCAACTGCTGCGAGTTATTTGCAGACGGATTTTATTGGCTTGTCTAGGGTTGCAGTGCCGCAAGAGTCAAAGGATGAGGTGCTCGACTTGAAAAATGTGATCGAACGAACTGCAAGACCACGTACCATTGCCGAAGATCCACTTTACATTGAAACGCATGCTGAACGTCTGTGGCAGGCCGTGAGAAGATGCTTTTTCACTGAGGATGTCTGTTCACCAATGTCAACACAACCAGCTGTAATGGACTGGATTAGAACACGTAGTCCTGAGTTTTTGAAGAAACTAGAGACTTGCGATCCGTATGGGTTGACGAGTCAATCAACACGCAGCAATGGCTTCTTGAAAACACAGACAAAGGTCAAATTGGACCCCGAATTTGCTATGGAGGAAAATTATGGGCAAACCGTTTTGGCTAGTCCACCAGACTTTAACGCGATGTTCGGGCCGTTCAGTAAACTTTTCTTGCGCAATGTACGACTGCATACGAGGAAAGGAGTCATACTTGATTCAGGATATTCAGACAAGGACGTTGCGAGGGAATGGAGACAGCTAGGAATTTTACCTCGATTTGCGGACGAGAATCATCAAGCTGACGTGAGTAGGCAAGATACAAGCCACACACCTGTTACGCTACGTGTGTTTACTAAGGCACTAGTGTATCATGGTGTGCCAGAATATCTTGCTGAGATTTATGAGCACCATTCAAAATCATATCAGTACTCATCTATGGCAACACAATTGTACAAGGGGACTGCCAGATACAATCTGGGATCAGGTGATCCCTTCACACTTATCAGAAATATATTCGAGGTGATGACGGTGTTCGTTGAACGATTCAACAATCAAGATCTGGCGCAAACGAATTGCATCATCAAAGGTGATGATTATCTGGGTGACAAGATACCTCGAAGGATACCCTGTACAGTGCCGGAGATTAGAGAAACA